ATGAGTCCCGGCGTCTTGAAACGGCCTCGGGCATCATTTCATTGGTTCAGGCGAATCCGAATCTCTTTCCATTGCTTGGAGACATTTTGCTTCAGAACCTGGACTGGGTGGGATCAGAAAGAGCAGTTCGTCGGTTACAGGCCACGATGGATCCGAAGGTTCTTGCCGCGGATGCAGATACTGGTTCTGGAATTGATCAGATGCAGTCTCTCAAGGCCCAGTTGCAAATGTTGCAGCAGAAGTCACAGCAGGATGACGCCGCTAAGGCCCAGATGACGCAGTTGATTGGGACATTGAATGACCAGATCAAGATGAAGGTGACCGAGCATCAGGCCCAGTTACAGGCGACGCAGATTAAGGCCTCGGCTGAGATCCAGAAGGCCGGCATAGGCCTTGAACAGGAAAAAATACGGCAGCATAGCCAGTATGTACAACATGCTGTGGATGCGGCCATTGATCTTCATAAAACCGGTGCGATTTTGCCACCGAGTAATCCAATGCAGAGTCCTGGCCCTGGCCAGTTTCCAGGAAATCCCGGCATGCCGTCCCAGCCGAGTAATTCAATGGGGCAGGAGTAAAAGAAAATGTCAGAGCAAACAGCAGTAGTCGAACCAGTCGTGCATGTTGAGATGATGGAGAGGTCTGATCCTAAGTACAAGTCCCCGGTCGAAAAGACCGTTGAAAAAAGGACTATGACTGAGCCAAAGGTGAAACCGGAACAGCAGAAGCCTGAAAGGGTTTCCGAGGAACCGAAAAAGCCTGAGGCAAAGGAACCCACTGAGGAACAGACTGACCCGGATCCGGTTGAGGATCCGGTTGAGAAACCGGTGATTGATGAAGTAGAAGAAGAGACGGAGAAGCCTGAAGAAAAGACCAGGCCACATAAGTCTCCTTCTGATATTCGTCATGAACAGAAGCGTTGGAATGATTTGCTTCAGCGTGAGGCCTATTACAGGGCCCAGGTGGAGATTCTCCAGCGTCAGCAGACTCAACCACAGCAGCAGCAGCCGGTCGAGGACCGGGACCTGCCCAGTCGGGCAGCGTACACGAATGATGAGGATTATGTCCATGCTCTGGTCAAGTATGAACGTGAGAAGGAACGAGTCATAGAACAGCAACAGACCCAGGCCCGGGCCCAGCAAGAGGCCCTGGATAAGTTCAATCAGAAACAGGTGGAGGCAAAGGCAGCGTACGATGATTATGACGAGGTCATAGGCTCGGCGTCTGTCGACAATCCTCTGTTCATGACCAACCGGTATCCTCATGTCACCGAAACGGTCATGACGTCCGAGTATGGGACGGATCTGATGTACTATCTGGCCAGTAATCCTGATGAGTCGGTCCGGATAGCCCGGATGACTCCGATCGCTGCCGTGAATGAACTCGGCAGGATCCAGGGATACATCGAACGGGCCCTGACAGGTAAGGAAACGGTGGCCGGGGCTAAGGAACCGGTTACTGTAACAACGCCTGAGAAGCCACGAGTTGCTCCGACGCCTTACAAGACGCCGCGGGGCACGGGTGGAGCTGGAAAGAAAAGCATCTATGACAAGGACCTGACCACGAAAGAGCGGATTGAAATGTTCAACAAATTGTAAATTAACTTTGAAAGGTGCTTTTTAATTATGGCAAACACATATATCACCCCAGACATCATTGCCTCCGGAATGTTGGCCGTGATGCATAATGCATGTCCCATGCTCAAGCATGTGGACAAGCAGTACGACAACTCGTTCGGCGAGGGCGCCAAAGTCAACGGCAACATGCCCGGCCCGAGTATTCGTATCAGAAGGCCTGTACGTTCGACCGTGACCCGTGGTGCGACCCTGGTCGTGCAGGATACGGCGGAAGAGACAATCACTCTTTCGCAGTCGACGAGACTTCAGATCAGCCGTGAGTTCACGGCCCAGGATCTCACTCTCACAGTGACGGATTTCAAGGAACGATACATCATGCCCGATGGAAAGCGTCTGGCATCAGAGGTTGAACAGGAACTGACAAAGTTGTACACATCGTGCTACAACAGCGTTGGAACTCCTGGAACAGCACCTGCGGATGATCTTCCTTATCTGCAGGCCAATGCCAAGCTCGACAATTATGCTGTCGATATTGGCGATCGTATTGCGTTGATCACGCCCGAGTCCAACACGGCGACGGCACATGGTCTGCGTGATGTGTTCAACAAGCAGGACGTGGTCGGGAAACAGTATGTCAGCGGCCGTATGGGCGAGGCGTTTGGTCTTGAGTTCTATATGGACCAGAACCTTCAGAACCATTTGACCGGGTCCCGGGATGCCTCAAATGAAGGCACAGTGACAGGAAACCAGTCGGGTGCAACGTTGACGATGTCGGCCGTGACCGGTCACACGTTCAATAAAGGCGATGTTTTCACAGTAGATGGCCTGTTCCAGGTCAACTATGAAAACAAAAATGCGACGCCAAACCTTCAGCAGTTCGTTTTGACGACTGACGCAACGGCGTCGGGGTCTTCGGTGACTCTGGCCATTTCTCCGTCGATCGTGACATCTGGGGCGACTCAGACCACGTATTCGACGAGTGGCAACCAGGCACCCAACAGTGCCATTGTCACGTTTAAGGGTCAGGCAAGCACTCTGTATCCGCAGAACATGATGGTGCAGAAGCAGTTTGCGACCATGGCATCGGCTCCTCTCTACCTGCCTGATGGGGTGGATTGGAAGGCCAGAGCCGAGAGTGACGGGATCTCCATCCGTGTTGTCCGTGCGTATGTGATCAATTCCGACGCACTGCCGACTCGTATGGACATTTTGATGGGTGTTGTAAGTCCTTATCCGTTTGCAGGATGCAGGATCTGGGCTTAAGTGATTGTTTAAAGGGGGAAGGAAAGTTCCCTTCCTCCTTTTTGTCAATTTTAACAAAAAGAAAGAGAGTGTTTATTTTTCATGGCTACCACACAAGATTCCACAATTGTCTATCAGGTAACTGATGGAAACAGTTCCGGCTCACTTCACAGCCGGTTGAACGAGCCCTGGGCCTTTAATGGCCAGACTCCTTCAATTGTTCGTGACAGCTCGGCCAATGCAGATTCGACGGCATCAGCATATACACTGGTGAACAGTCTCAAGGCTGCTTTGATCGAGAAGGGTATTGTGAAATAAATTTAAAAGGAGAGGGGGAATAAAACCCCCTTCCCTCCTTTTTTATTTCAATTCCCAAAATGATAGGAAGCGAATACCCTAAGTTCGTTTACCTGAGCAATCCTCCGAAATGTGGTGACTACAAAGTCGCCCATGATCCAGAGGAAGAAGCCGTCATCATGGCGAGTCTTCTCTCCATTGCTCCTGCCCCTCCTATTGTCCAAAAAAAATCTAAACGTCGGGCCGAACGGACAAAGGGCGATGGCCTTACTACTATCCTTCCATTTGAACAACCCAAAAAGGTGGCGTAAAGATGGCCACAGCCAAATCCATAATTACTCAGGCCCTGAGAAATCTGGGCGTGACTGCGTCGGGAGAAACAGCGTCTTTCGATGAGGCAAACGAGGCCCTGATAGCTCTTAATCAGATGATGGATGTATGGTCCAATGATGGCATGCTCATCTATCACGTCACCAATGCGCTTTACACCATTACACCTGGGGTCGCAACCTATTCTATTGGGCCCGGGGCCACGTGGGACACGTCTCCTTCGAAACGTCCCATGCAATTGCAGAAATGGGGCGCCTTTGTCAGACAGACGGTATCTCCGGGTCTGACGAATGATTATAAATTGGAGTATTGGCCGAATGAGACCTATCAGAACACGTTTCTAAAGGGTCAGACGACGAACTTTCCCTCCAGGTGGACCTATCTTCCTGGTTATCCTATTGCCACGGTCATTCTATGGCCCGTGCCGACGATTGCCCTTCAGATGGGGATCAGTACCCTGGATCAGTTCAACACATTCAGTAATTTGACAGACGTGATTGAATTGCCTCCGGGATATGAATCGGCCCTGGTCTGGAATTTGACTGTGGACTTGTCCCCTCAGTATGGGATTGATCCGAAGCCCATGGTCCTGAAACGGGCCTTTGAGACCCGGGGACTGATTGCGACGACGAATGCAGAGCCTGTTTATATGAGGACAGACCCGGTCTTGGAGCATGCGGCCAGACGGCCCTTTTCGATCTACACCGGTTAAAAAAATGAGGCCAAGATGAAATGCAGTTTTTGTGGGGCATCATATAAGGGTAGATCTGCTGTCATTGATACTCAGGAATGTGTAAATTTCTATCCTGAGACTGCACAGGGAAATGACGAGTTTCCCATTACCCTTGTAGGGACTCCAGGTCTTAAATTTCGTGCAGCCTTCGGCGCCGAAGGCTCCAACAGGAACATGTTTGTCTCGGGTACCGGCCGGTGTTTTGCCGTTATTGGCATCACTCTGGTGGAGCTCAGGACCAATTTCAGTTCTATTGTTCGTGGAACCCTTGCAACGAACCTGGGCCGGGTCTCGTTTGCTGAGGTTATTACTCCAAACGGTTCATATGTCATGATCGTTGATGGCAAAGCCGGCTACATCTTCGACACCGCAACAAATCTATTTAGTAGGATCACATCACCGGGATACGTCCCCGGAACATCTGTCGTGTCCATGAACGGTTTTTTCATTCAGAATACTCTCACCAGTTACTTTGGTGGGTGCAGGTTCATTTTCTCCGGTCAATATGCCGCGGCGAATACCTGGGATCCTTTGGATTATTTCACGGGTGAATCTGACTCCAGTCCGATCGTGGCATTACAGACCATCAATGCCGAGCTCTGGGTCATGAAGTCCCGGGTCATAGAGATTTGGCAATATACTGGCCAGTTGGCACAGTTCTTTGCCCGAATCAGTTCGGGCATGATTAACGTGGGCCTGGCAGGACCTTATGCCGTGGCCACACTCACCAATAACATTTTCTGGCTTGGGTCGAATCCTGCAGGATCCCGTGTAATTTGGCAGGCCGGTGGGTTTATTCCCCAGCAGATCTCGACTCATGCCATAGAATTCATTCTCGGTCAGATAAACACTGAAGACTGTGTGGCCTTTTCTTATCAGCAAGAGGGTCATTTCTTCGTCATTTTTAATTTCATCAATGGTGACCGGACCCTGGTTTATGACACCACGACCCAGTTATGGCATGAGAGGTCGTCTTATCAGTCGAGTACAGGGATCCAGGCCCATCACAGGGCCATTTCAGTCATTAACTGGCAGGATCTGATTTTCGTGGGTGATTATGCGGGTAACAAATTTTATCAATGGGACATGCAGACCCATGAGGATGACGGGGTACCGATCATCAGACATAGGACTGCACCACATATCCGGGTAGACAGACGCAGGATGTTTTTTCGTGAATTTGAAATAGACATTGAGAGGGGTGGCGGAAAATTGCCGGCTGCAGGTACCGGGCCAGGGACTGATATTACCGGGCCCTCTGCGGTCTCGGGACAGGAGCCTAAGGCCATGATGCAGTGGTCTGATGATGGTGGGGTTACATGGAGCAATGAGAGGTGGGAGACTGCAGGGCCTCGTGGTAAATACAAACAGCGTATTCATTGGCACAAAATCGGATATGGCAGAGACAGGGTCTTTAGGGTGACATTTTCTGATCCGATCCAATGGATTATTGTGGACGCCCGAATGGACACTGAGGTAGCGGACCAATAAAATGGCACATCAAGGAACAACAGGGATCTTTCCCCTTTCAACGCCTCCAATCCGTACTGCCATGCATGACGGGGCGGGTCCTCTTACCCATCCTTGGGAGCGGTTCTTCAGTGACCTTGGCACAGTCGTAGGTAGTGGTGGAAAGACTGGGGATCCAGGTCCTCGGGGATTTACCGGACTTCAGGGACTGCAAGGAGGCCCGGGCCCTAAGGGAGATCAGGGAAATCCTGGTGTCCAGGGGAATACAGGGATTCAGGGACTTGACGGTGTCACAGGAGTCACAGGACTTATTGGGGATGCCGGAAACACAGGTATTCAGGGACTTGACGGTCAGACTGGAGTTCAGGGCGGGACTGGTGTCCAAGGTGTCACAGGCCTTGGGAATGGGGCCACGATTCATGGTTCAGCAGGAACCAGTGAATTAAACGGCGTAGCGATATTTACTGACCAGACCACCATTACCGAGGCCCAGACCAATTCTAATGCCTCTTTGGTATGGACTAATCCGAATTGGACAACATCCTCGGATTCCAGTTGGACATTTGGAAATTTGACAGGTGGAAGTCCGGCTTTATTGCAGGTCAGTGTGAGTGGACTCGTGTCCCGGGCCGGGGCCGGTCTTACTGGTGTCCAGGGTTCAACAGGACTTCAAGGTTCGGGATTACAAGGTCAGACTGGTATTCAGGGAATCACAGGGCTTATAACCGGAGTGGATTCGGGAAGTTCTTTGATCAATGGGGTAGCAATTTTTCCCACGACCACGAGCGTGACTCAGGCCCTGACGGGGTCCACACCCGCCATGACATGGACCGGTTTGAACTTTGTTGTGGCTGCAGACAGCACGTTTGTGAGTCCACGGGTTAATACTCCATCGATACAGGCTGCGACAGCATTGAGTGTGACAGGCCCCACAACCGCCCAGTTTTATTGCGGTGATGTGAACCATGTCGCATATGGTTCAGGAATTTTCACGGATACCAGTTCTGTTTCGATGCGATCGGGCGTCATTTTCAGCCCGACCTATTCCCTGGTTCTGGATCATGATCAGGCTCTTTTGAGGACCAATGTGTTAACGACGATTCTGGGCGTGGCGACAACAGGGATATTGGCCCTGGGTGGATTACAATCTGTCAGTGTCAGTGGCGATGCCAATGTGACTCCAACATCGTCCCGGATGCATTTATCAGGCGCTGCGGGGACCATAACCCTGGACATTGGAACATTGGCTGCGGGGTCATTGCTGTTTGTGACGGGTGAGACTCCTACCGCAATCGGTAATGGGATACATTCATATAATTTGAGCCTTGACAATGGAGCAACACTGATTTTAGAGGGTGGAGTTTGGCAGTTCATTAGCCATCCGTGAAAAGAGAGTTTAAAAAAATGTCTTTTCCTGTAAATCCCTTTGATGGTCAGACGAGTGTCAATAATCTTGGCATGGGATACCGGTATGATTCGACCCGGAATGCCTGGTTGATTCAGACCTCGAATATTGGTGTCCAGGGAGTGACCGGAATCCAGGGGAACACAGGTATCCTGGGAAACACAGGAACTCAGGGTTACACAGGGACCGGGCCTCAGGGAGTCACTGGATTCTATGGACAGACTGGCATACAAGGATACACAGGAATT